TTAAATACATTTCACCAACTAATTTAGAAGTTCCATAAGGAGGAATGATACCGTCTTCTCCAGGATAAACTTTCATAGTTGAGTTAAATATAATAGGAACTCCACCACATAGTCTTGATAACTCACAAACATTAATAGTTCCTAAAGCATTATCATAGAAGTCCATTTGAGGTTTCCTAAGAGATATTTGAGATGAACAATTAGCTCCTAAGTGAACTATATAATCTAGTTTCCAATCAATTAATTTTTCTAAATTACACCATTCTGAAGTAGATGAATAATTTTTCTTATCTAAACCAAATGTTACATATCCTAAAGATTCAAGTTTATCTTTTAGATGAGATCCCATGAAACCTTGATGACCGGAAATTAATATTTTGTCCATAAATGTATTCTTGAATTATATAATTCTCTATCTCCACCTAAAAAGTTTTCATTCATTTGGTAAGTAGAGTCCATTGGAGATTTATTAAATCCTGGGTGTAAGTGTTCAGCAAGTGAATTGGAAGCATAAGACCAAACACATCTAAACTTAGCCGTATCATTTAATTCATTATCAGCATAATTCTTTTTATAATCAGGATTAAATAGAACATTTTTATGTCCTATTGATAGTGAATTTTCTTTTACATAATTACGATTAATTAACCAAGCGACTGAATGTTGAGAATTAATATGGTAAGGATAACCATCATATAGACCGACTACTTTAATTCCTTTAGTAATATGTTTTTGAGCATTCTCTAACCAGTTAGGGTGAAAGATTATATCGTCTTGACTCAATACAAACCATGGAGTTTCAACAGCCCAATATCCAGCATTAGAAGCATTTACTCCACTTGGTGGTTGTTTGTCTATGGTGTATCTTGCATTAAGTCTTTTAATTTCATTTAAAGAGTCTATATCAGATTCGTGAACTACGAATAATGGACTACATTCTTTAAACTGGGATATATTATCAAAACACTTCTGTATATTAGCAATACGTTTAAATGTTGGTACAATTATATCTATCATAACTTAGGTAAACCAACTCCATCTTTGGATTTCCAATATTCTAAACCTTTATCTATATTATCTTTCCAGTCATTAAGGGGACGAATTGCTGAGTTGTCTATACTACCTGGTATTTCCTCTAACCAATCTTTAGAACCTGTGGCATCAATAAATAATCCAAATGGTGGACAAAATCCTTCATCTCCAATTCTTTTAGTCATTTCGACGTGTTCCCACGCATTCTTAAAGTTTTCATCAAAATAACCTACTTTCTCTATTATCTCTTTTGTATATAAACACCAAGCACCTATACAAGCTCCGTGATACTCTAACCATTGATCTGAATATAGTGGACCACCTTGATTCATTGGTCCATGATAAGCAAAACATAAATGAGAAAATCCTGATTGTTTAGTTGCTTCTATATATCCAGTAACTGCTTTCTCGTCTTTAATTATAATATCATCTTCTTGGGTAAAAAGATAATCACAATCTTCACTCATCATATATTTTAAGAGTGTATTTTTAGCCTTTGCTACACCACCATTTGACTCAGGACGAAAGATTTTAACAAAAGGGTATTTAGTATCTATCTCTTTAAAAAACTCATTATATTCTTTGGCATCTTTAGTACTATGATCTTCATATACACACCAAACATCTACTACATTCTTTAATTTGTCTATTGCGGAGTTAAAAGACTGTTTAAAATAATCACAACGGTTAAATGTGGTAATTCCACAACCAACTTTCATAACCGTATTATATCAGTTATTTCTTATTAGTTTTTTTATTACCTTTCATGTATCCAAGTTTATTCATAGTTCCGAATACATAAGCACCAGTTCTTTTTTTTGATAATCCTTTCTTTTTGGCTTCTTTTAATAAAGCCATTTCCATTTTTTTTGGCATATATGTATTATAACATACTAAGTAATCAATGAGTGCTATTTTTTATTTCTTTTTATCACCACATTTTTTATAAATAATTATAATTCAGCACTTACTACCCAAGAAAATAATGTTTGAGTAGCATTGGCAGTTAAATTCATTAAAAATCCATAATTAATACCTGCAGTATTAAAAGTGATTGTTCCATTAACACGATAATCTCCATCATAAAAAGAACATTTACCAGCAGTTCCAGCCTTGTCATATATAGTTGGTGTAGTTGCAATTCGTTTAGGTACTTTAAAGAAATAAGTAACAGTTCCCATACCAGATGAATGACCTTGTTGAAAAATTTGTCCAGTACTTTCACTAACTGCTGTTCCAGGAACGACAGTATATTCATAAGACTTTTCATAATACCTCTGACAAGCTCTTAATTCTTCTTCAAAACTCTTAGGCATAAAAGTTAAGGCTGTTGAACCAGAATTTAAAACTACATTACTTAAAGTTCCAGTGTTAAATTCTACTGACATAACTGTTCCTGCTGTCTGAGTAGTGATTGTAATAGGACTAGCAGCATAAGCACCACTTGGAGTATCACTATCAATACCGAACCTAGCTTGAGCTGTTCCTGTCCAACTTAAAGTATAAGTTCCACCTATAACATTTTTATCTTCAATAACTTGAATTAAAGACTTTCCTGAAGCAATAGTAATTTGAGTTGATTGAGGAAGTTGAGTAAAAGAATAATCTCCACCACTGCCACCTGCTTTCCATCTATCGTGTCCATAAGCACCTGCGGATAAAGTAGCAGCAGAAACATAAACTCTTTGATTAACAGTAAAGCCACCATTAATAATACAGTTAGCACTTAAAGATTTTTGAAACGCTGGTACATTGGATAAAGCAGTTAAAAATTTAGCATCATCTGTTCCAGTTACATTTTCTAAGGCAGTGGCTTTTACTGGGACTGTATTAGTAATCCATTTAAGTCCTGTAGTTTCACTTGCTCTTGATTCTAATATTTGTCCATCTGTTCCCACTGGTAATCTAGCAGGAGTTGTAGAATAAGTTTGTATATCACCTTTAGTAGTAACAGATAAAGAAGCCATTGAACCTTGATTACCTTGATACCCTTGATTTCCCTGTGAGCCTTGATTACCTTGGTTGCCTTGTACTCCCTGTATTCCCTGTACACCTTGCGTTCCCTGGTTACCTTGCGATCCTTGTGAACCCTGAAACCCTTGGTTTCCCTGTACGCCTTGTGGCCCAATGGCACCAGTAGATGTATTTACTAAATCTAACTGTGAGGTAATAGGGTTAAATTTCAGAGGCATACTAGCTTTTAGTAACTGAACTTATAATAGCTTTAGTTCCAGCATCACTATATACAACCGTAACAACCCCAACTACAGTACCCGAAGCACCGCCTATTTTATAGGTATAAACTTCAGTAGAAGTATCAGGATAAGTTGCTCCAATATAGTCAAAAGGGTCTGTAATAAGAGTATTGACTGTTGTTACATCTCCTTCAACCAATAAAGCACCAGTTGATGGATTTCCTTTTATATCTACAACTGAAGTATTATCTATTTTTGATACACCTAGTAACGAAGTTACACGGTTTTCATCACGTTTTGCATTGGCCATATATAAAAATACCCGTCATAACAGACGGGTTAAATTACCTTAATAGTTTATTATAACATTTCTCTACTCATAAAATAATTTTGTATTACAATTAGCACCATTTTTAACTAAATAAAGTCCGGTAGTAAATTGTTCACCTGTATTAAATGTAATAGTTAAAGGAACTGTCTGATTTGACATTGAACCGCTAGACCATATTTTAGTACCAGTTGCATTTAATCCATCATAAATATCTACATTAGCTGTGTTTGTTACTCCAGAAATTACAATACTATGAACTGAACCTATACCTACTTTAAGTAATATCCCTGCTGTTTGACCTTCGTGGTAATAAGATTTAGATTGTGTGTGAGTTTCACCCCAAGTTAACATACTTAATACTTGAGTATAAAGATGAGCTACACTACCAACACCTGTGTTAATATTGCGGATAAAAGGTCTTAGATGACGAGTACCACAAATTACAGAAGTAGTTTGAGTAAAAGTATGAACTAGAAATTTATCTATAAAAAACTGAATTCGTTTATTAGTGAATAGTATTTCCCAAGTATGAAAAGTATCAGTCATTGTATATGATGGTTGATCTCCATTAAATGAACCATTGTCTATCTTGATTTGAGCAAGTCCAGTAGTATTAGCAACTACTGAAAAAGTAGTACCTGACAATTGAAAGTAAAAAGAATCGGCAAGATCTGCCAAAGCAGTACAACCAATTTGACGAGTATTATTAACCACTCCAGTATCTCCAACTCTAAATATTCCTCTTAAATGATTCATATTCCCACCAATATATCTTCCGACTGTATTTGTATAAACCATTGAACTTGAATTAGCGTCAGTAGTAACTGCACAATCTAAAACACTATTTGAGATAGTTGCCGTCCCATTAGCGTTTAAAACAGTTGTATAAAAATTAGTGTCAGGAATAGTACCATTAAATACCCCACCAGAAACACGATTCTTTTCAGATACCATCATCTCGTCAATCATAGTCGCACCTATTTCATCACCCCAAGAGTCCATTATTTTAGTTTTTTGTTCACCATTGGTTTGATTATCAGAAGTAGCAATTGGTTTATTTCTAACAATAGATAATTCATCTTCACTCTCCGAGAGTATTTCAATAGCATTGACTTTAAACTTTCTATCAAAAGATAGATTATCCATATCTTGCTGTTGTTCTTTGGTTGGATTATATCCTTGGTTTCTATCTGCCATATTTAGTTGAGTGAGACTCTATATTATCTATGTCTCTTAAAAATTTAACATAAGCTGATAGTTTAGCCATTTTAACTACTGTTCTTTCTGTCTTGTCATAACCAACTAACTTTTCCATAGCTTTTAATTTATCTTTAGCACTTTGAGTAGAGTTATCCATTTTACCGGACTCTATTTGTTCTTTTAAATATCCTTCTATTTCTCCTATATCGTCATCATAAACACTTTCATTACTCATATCTCCTAGTTCAAAGAAGTCAGCACAAAATGGTTTTTTATGTTCACTTTTATAATCTAAGAATGGAACTTCAATATTACTATCACCACTAACCTTAACCTCAGGGGCTTTAGGCGATTCAAATGATGGTGTAGGAGCTTGAGCCGCTCTAAATTCTGACATTAGAAGCCCCTCCTTTTTGATTCCCATTTTTTCATTTCACTTCTTATATCTTTCATATTTTCAGAGTTTCCTCTTCTTTTTTGGTCTATTAACGATTCTCTAGCAGAACGAATCCATTGTGGTTCGTTAAGTATCTTATAAGCAGTCTCATCTAAGAGATCTCGCTCTTGTTTAGTCTTGGCTACTAACCAAGCCTTCTTTAATAAATTTATATCTTCTATTCTACCTTTATCTAACATTATTCCTGTGGCCCAAATGATTTTTTAACTTTGCCATTTACATTATATGAACCAAAGAGTTTCTTTTTAGTTTTGTCATATCCAATAGTTCCGCCGACTTTTCCTACTTTACCACCAACAGAAGCTACTTGTTTAGTATTATAAACACCAGCCATAAATTTAGGAACTTGACCTTTTGGAGAATCTTTAATAGCAGTAATTTGACTTTTTGTAAAATTTAATTTCATAGTTTTAATTTTTAATTTATATATTCCCTTTATCAGGGGTTTGATGTTATCTCCCCCCTGAAAAATACTAATTAGTTAGCACCAGGAGTCTTTAAGACGTAAGACCAAGCAGAATTCAACATCTTAGCAACGTATGAACCAGACCAAGAAGCAAGACTGAATCGTCCAGCTGGATTGCCTGAATCCACTTTGTTAGTAACAATGTCTAAGCTAGGTTTATCACCTTCAAGATCAAAACAGCCAAAGGCTTCAGCACCGTGAATGTAATTGTGATACACAGTTACAGCACTAGCAGTAGTACCTGTTCCAGTAGCAGATTTTGGATTCTTATTTAAAAGACAACGAACTTGGAACAATTCACCCATTTCACCAGTATAGAGTTTTCTAACATCAGAATAGGTCTTGGCATTTAACCAAGTGCTATCCAAGATGAGAGAAGTCTTGGTTTGTGGAGCGAACTTACCGATATAGGTATTGTCTTCATAGGTAGGAGCTTTAGCAACTTCAAGTAGTTGGACTACTCGGCGTAATTCTGCACCAGTTAAGGTATCAGAAGTAGCGACAGTTGAAATAGTTGATCCATTTCCATATCGAACAGTAGAGTTATCTAATTCGTTTCTAACAATCTCATTCATAACTTCACCCATGTGTTGACCAACAACAGCGATTTTCTCGGCATTGTTTTTATCAATAGAAGTGAGAGTCAAGAACTTTGAAATTTTAACAGTAGCACCATATTCAGCAAGGACGGCAGAAACGTTAGCAGCAGTGATTGAACAAACTGCTGGAGATTCACCTTCACTCAATGCACAATCAGCAGGGGTGCTGGACATTGGAGTGTATCGGTTAAACCAGATCGTTTTACCTTCATTCTGACTATGAGTACGCATTTGAGCACCTTCTTTACAAACCAATTCGTACTCAGCTCTCTTTAAGAAAACTTTATCGTAATATGTTTTGACTTCGTTTGAAAGTGTCGAAGTTGTAATAGTAGCCATATTTTTTTAAACTTAATTAATAAACAACTCCCAATTTCTTCTCTAATTCCTTTAAGTCCATATCTTCTACCTTTTTATCAGTATTAGACGGCACTTGATTAGGTCGCATAGCAGATTGGGAAGCCTGCCTAGCTATTTCAGTCTGTTGAGAAGCAACAGATTTATCTAACGACCTTTGGTAAGGTTTCATTAGCCCATCTACGAACTTTTTCAAAGACCCTGTTGGGTTGGTCTTTACGAAGGCTAAACTAGCTTCAGCTATGCTGTTACTTAGTTCACTATCGTATTGTTCAGAATCAGGATTAAGCTGTGGGTAAGCTTTCTCGGTTTCTATAGACTCGTTGTTAATTCGGTTATATGTATCTCTTTGAGCTTCACGGAAACGAGCCATATTGTCGGCTTGTTGAAGTAACCATTGGTCTCTCTTCGCCACTCGGGCTTGGAGTTCTTCTTGTGTTACCTCTTCTCCTGGAGCTACCAGAGGTTGGTTAGGATTGTAACCATTATTATTTGGTACAAATCCTTGAGGTTCTACTGAACCTGTAAGTTCTCGAACTTTACGAGCTAGAGATTCCTTTTCAAGCCTCTCTTGCTTAACTTGAGAGTTTAACTCTCTGATTCTGGATTCAGCACCTTTCTTAGGAGGTTGATCGACCTCTTCAGCTGGTTGCTCTGTAGTCTCCTCAACTTCTGATTCGCTGGCCGGCGTTTCTTCTGTTTGAACTTCTACATCGTTTTCTTCAACAGTTGGTGATTCTGTTTGGACTGTTTCTGTTTCAGCCACTTCGTTTAACACCTGTTTGGTTAAATCATCCATATAATTACACACCTTAATTGTCAGGAATGTGAGACCTGTGAGCCTAATTGACTCAGACAAAGTTATTACCTTGTCTCAATCACCTAGACTTCAAGATAGGACGACCTTCTTCGTCTATACCTATCATCATTTTTTCCATACCTATAAAGATTGCGTGTTCTATTTCACAAGAACGACACACTACATATGGACCTTCTTGTCTCCAGTTATGTTGTCCTTTTGGAGTAAAGACATACTCTGGATTAGAGAAGTCGTATGGCGTTTCTTCTTTTTTAAAGTGCAAGACTTCCTCATCTGTCAGGAGTGTCTTCGACTCTTGATTTGATTCTATTGAGGACATCTTTTATAAGTTGGTTAGTTATAGCTAACTGACCTATCTCAGTCAACTGACTACCGTCACCCATTTTAATTAATAACATTTGGTCTAATTCTGTAGATGTACGGTCTATTAAATCTCGTACTATCTCCCAACCTCTACTATCTTTAAGAAAACGTAATGATTCAGCATCAGGATCTATTTCTTTGATATCTTTTTCTTTCATTACTTCTAATGAAGCAAAGTCATTAAAGAATGTTGGTTTAATAGCTTCCATTACATTTGTCCTTGTTGAACTGGTAATTGAGATTGACCTTGTGGTTGTATTTGTTGTCCACCCATTTGAGGTTGAGCTGGTACAGCATTCATATTTTGTCCATTTATAACTTGACTAAATTGATCCATTTGTTTTGCCATAAGTGCTTCTGGATCATCTGCTACTTCACCGACTATCTTTTCAGGATCATTGATACCAGAGTTAGTAACTATACGATCTACCAATTCACTTATATGGATTACTTTACCTTCTTTAGCCATTTCTTCATTTAAAGCAGGGTTCTTAGTAAACATCTCTAACAACATTAATAGACTAGCCTGTTGTTCTTTTTGGTCTAGTGCATAAGTTGAACCGGAGACAATCTCATAATCATATAAAACATTTCCAACACTCTTTTTACCGATTGTTAATTTACCGGACTTTTCATCATACATACCTTTAGAATCAGGATATTGTTTAATAAGTTGTTCAATCTCATCTGGGAACATTCTGATAGCTACACTGTTAGATAACTTTTTAGATAATAAATTGACAAATTTCTTATTAACTTGAGTTAAGAATCTCTCCATATAGAAACGATCAACATTATCTCTAGCACTCTCTCTAGCACCTTGCTGTTTTAGAGCTTCAGGTGTTTTACCCATTCCCGGATCTACTTGTGCTGATATTGTAGTATCAGTAGTACCCATCATATTTAACATACTTGAAGTAACTATTTGGTATACATTATTGAATGTTTGTTGACCAGAAGGACTTAAATTAAGTGTCTGAGCGGCTTGAGTAGTGCCATTAGTACCTTTTACTAACCATTTAGCAGCTGCACTCCATTTAATAGAACTAAGGTCAGCTATATAGTCTTTGTTAATTAAGGTTGGAGGAAATATAGACACCTTTACACCATCTAAATAGAGATTCCAAAGAGAATTAAGGGTATATTGCATACTCTTACCTCTTTCAAAGTCTCCCATACCAAAGAAATCAGTTAATAGAGGGATAGAATACTTACAAACTACTGGTAATTCACCATTATCGTGTGGATTATCCATTTCTCTGATGTTTAAATCAGCATCAGTTACATAATCAGTCCATTTATCTTTCTCGTACATTGATAAGACTTCAAAATATCCTTTATCTTTTACCCCTTGGTCGCTAGGGAACTCATCTTCTTCTCTAGAATCTTTATCTTTGTTCTGTTTAACTACTGATTTATTTTTTAAAGCAGTTATGACTTCGGATATATTCTTAAACTCTTTATTCTTTTTAAGACTTTCAAAGTAACTTAATGGTTGCCAAGTACGAACAATAATGTAATCACTATCTTCTATACTCACAGCACCAACTTGAGGGAATACATCACGAATATTTAATAGATGTAAATCTGGGCCGACATAACCATTATCATTAACTACCCAATCTACAAAAGCAAAGAAGTTTCCGTATATGTTTGAGTATCTATCTACCAATCTAAACTTAGTTAATAAATCAAATTGAGAGTTAGCGTTAGGATTAACATATTTATCGAGGGTGAGGTTCATTAATTTCTCACCAAATCTATCGTTTTTACTTATAGCTCTTATCTTACCTGTAGGGAGTTGCGCCATTACTCTAGCCTCTCTCTCTAATACCATAGTAGATAATTTAGGATCAAAGACTTGAGACTTAGTGGATTGGCTTACAGAGTCATATAGTTCATTATGAAATAGTTTCTCGTATTCTGTCCATTTATCTTCCTTTGTCTTTAACCAGTTTTCTGCTGCTTGTTTTCTTGTAAGAATTACATTTTTAGTTTCTTCCATATTTTTAAACAAAAAAAACCGCCCATTAATTCTGGACGGCTCACAATACGAATGTTGTATTGCCTTGTTATTATTTTAGCACATAGACTTATTCTTTGCTAGTTCTAGTACCATCTTTGTACTTAATTCTCTTTGATTTAAGTATGTTTATAGTAGGTAGTACTACCTGTCCATCTTTAATAATAACAGTGACATCTATTTGACCAAATTCTAATTGGTTTATCTCCCTCTCTACTATTGCATGAAAAGCTAAATTGTTTTCCATATTTCTCTAAATATTATATCAACTATTTGCTTACCATTAACTCTTATACTCATGGTAAAGACTCCGTTACGCCTTTTTACTATCTCTCTCTCAATATCTAAATGAGCCTGTTTGTTTAATGGATTAAGATTTATCTGTTCCATCAATACCACCCTCCTTCTTGAAACATCTGTGTATCATCTGGTAACTGTCCTAATTGGTCATCATTTGGTTTAAGATCATTTAATCCATAAGATATTGCATCCATACCGTGTTTATAAGTATGTTCAGGTTCATTTATAATTTTTCCATCTTTATCTATCTTCCACATAAAATTGTTATATTCTTTGATAATATTGATACTTCTTCTAGTAACACTGATTCTTTGGTCTTGAACATACTGAATACCTTGTAATACACTTCCCTGTCCTTTCTTACTTGGTAGAATACTTACTCCATACATAGATATTTCATCAATACTCTTAGGTTCAGCACTATCAGCTATAGTTAAAGTTTTTCTTTCTTTATTGAGTAATATGTCTGATATTTGTTTATTACTTAATCCTTTTTGATAACACAACTCATCTAAGATAAAACCGCCATTATGTTTATAAATATCCACTATTGCTGTTGGATCATTAGAATACCCAAAGTCCATTCCAGTTCTCTCTAATCTAGCCTCGTGAGGTATATCATCAATAATATTCCAGTCTCTGTAAATCTTTCTTTCTTGATTGTAAGGTTCACCTAACCATTTGTGTTTATATAAAGATGGACGTTTTTCTTTGTCATCTTCCATCTCAAGTCTGATTACTTCTGGCATCATCCCATATTTCAAAGCAATATCATAATTGACATTAATGATTAAAGTATTTGGTCGTCCTTCCAACACTAATCTTTTATGAACTGGATCTTCTTCAAGTAAACGGTTGTATGTATAAACTATCTGAGAACCATCTTTACGAATTGTTGGAGTCAATACTTCTAAACTCTTTTCACTAACTGTTTGTGCTTCTTCTATCCAAGCTATGTCTATACCCTCAATAGATTTAATACTTTGTTCATTATTCCATAGACCTTTAAACAAAAAGTCAGATCCATTTATACTGTTAATTATTGAGTTATTAGTTAAAACAAAATCATTTAGTTCATATTGTTTAATTAAATCAGCAAGTAACTGATATGAACTTTCAGCGATTGAATTTTGAAATTCTCTAAAACATCCAATTCTTGTTTTCTTCTCTCTAGCTCTTATAAGTAAGAATCTAGCTACTGAGTGAGATTTTAAAGAATACCTACCTCCATAGATAGCAGCTTCTCTCCAATCTGAGCCAAATAATTTCTTATATTCAATAGGGATATTAATTACTTGTTGGTTCATCAGGTTTGTCTATGAACTTAACTAAGATTTGTTTTATTTCTTTACCTTTAGTTGTATGATCTACCTTATCTATTAATTTTCCTTTAAGTTTTAATCCAGTTTCTAAATATTTATGTCTAATAGAATAATCAGGTAATTTTTTATCTGGCTCAGTAAAAGAAGTCTTAACCATTGTTGCTTCTAATCCTTGATTCAAAACTTCAACTAATTTAGTATCTGGTATGTCTTCTAATAACTTTTCCCATGATTTTGTTTTAGTTATATTCTTTGGATTATTAATGGTAGCTTCTGAATATTTCATATCACGCATAGCTTTTGTAATATTTCCACCGTTTTCCAATGTCTTCTCAAATACTTTTTTAATACGTGGTTTTACTCCTTTCATTAGCAGTATTTTACCACAACTGATTAATAACTTCTCATTCCATTTGGTTCTTGTATTCTTACACTTGGGCCTTTTTGTCCTTCTACTTCTTTTATTTCCGGTATTTCTGACCCATCAAATCTTTTATTACATTTAGGACAAGCGTAATACTTTTGTCTTTCATTATCTTTCCATGCACCTACACCTTCAAATCTAATCCAATACCAATCATTTATTTCTTGTTTACAATGTGGACAATTTGGCATACTTTATTATATCAAACATATTTAAATATAAATTTATGAGTTGATTTTCTTTTCCCTATTAGAACTCTACTAATCATATCTGATCTTATAAATAAACATCTTGATGCTTCTGCAATACTATCCCAAATAGTTAATTCATTACCTTGTAAATCTAATTGCTTAATTTTCTTATTTAATATATTTTCTTTTCTTCTTCTTAAACACTCACATTTTATACATAATTTAATATTTCCATTACTAACTTTCTTTTTACATCTAGAACACTGATATAACATTTAATTTAATGTTTGCGCTAATACACTTATTAGTCCTATCCAAAATATTCCACCTAATAGAATACAGAAGAAGTTATAGAGTTTCATATTTGTTCTATTGAAATTATAATAGGAGAAACTGGATTATCATTACCATCAACGACATTTTGTTCGATATTTCTTTTAAATTCTTGCCACGTTGACTGAGCATCTTCACCTTGGTGAATATCAGTTCTAATTGGTTGAAACCATCTATTAAATTTCCATTTAATTAAATATTCTTTCATTTTATTATTTTATCTATTAAATTAATAAACTTATTTATAACGTCATTGCTAGTAGAAATAAGTAAATTTGATTCTCTATATTCCTCTCCAAACAAATGTATTTTTTCTTTTTCCATCTTTAACCCTCTTACTTTATACTTTGATACATAGTTTTCTTGTATCCATTTATAAGCACTAATTGGATCATAACTATCGCAATCACCATGATAAGAAACACTTTTCAATATTTCAAATAATTTATTATCTTCTGG